GCGGCCTTATCCAGCCCGATCGCCTGCAGTACCGGCGCGATCGCCTGGCCCATGGCGTTCACCTTCGCCGCGACCCAGTTATAGATGGCCGCGAAGATGCTTGAGATGCCGTTCGCCGCCCAGTTCGCGGCATCGATCAGGGGTTTGAAGAAGCTCGCGGCAGCCGCCGCCGCGCGAGAGACGAAGCCGCTGACTGCCGGCGCGATCTGCCCCCACATGGTGACGATAGCGTTGTAGCCGCCGACGAACACGCCATAGATCTGCGAGACGAAGGTCTGCACCTGCTGCGCGTCGTCGGGGCTGAACAGGTAATCGAGCAGCTTCTTGCCGCCGCCACCCAAGCCTGCGCCATCGCTGATCGTCTTCCAGACGCCCGCGATGAGATCGCCCGTCGTGACGCTGGTATCCCCGAGCTTCTTCATCTCGGCGTGCGTGAGCCCTAGCCCGGCGGCGAACTTCTTCAGGCCGGCATCGTCATTGATCTCGCCCTTCCAGCGATACAGCGCGACGCCCGCGACGGCGGTAGCGGCGATGAGCGGCGCAAAGCCGAACGCGAGCGCGCCGACTTGAACCGCTAGACCTTTGATGCCGCCCTCGGCCATCTGGGCGATCTGGACGATTTGCCCGCCCTGCTGGAACAGCACCTGCATCGGCTTCTGCCCGGTGGCGAGGCCGGACACGATGTCGGGGATCTGGAGCCCCACCATCTTGAGCGCGTAGGCGTTCTTCGTCGCGCCGGACGCCGATGCCTCATGAGCCTGAGCAGTGGTGCGCAGACGCTCGGCGAGCACGCCCTGCTGGCGGGTATATTCCGCCTCGCCGGTGGCGCCGGCGTGATAGAGGCGCGTCGACTCCGCGATCTCCGCGTCCAGCCGCTTCATAGCGGCGTAAAGCGGGTCGGTGGATGCACGCAGCCGCTCGGCGGCAGCGGCATCGGCTTCTAGCTCTGCGTGCGCGGTCTGGAGCGTGGAGGCGAGCCGCGCATGCTCGTCGGCGAGCTGCTTCGCGGCGACGGCGGCGACGCGCTCCTCCTCTGCAAGCATAGCGACAAGCGCGCTCGCCTGCGCGTTCACGGGCGCGCCGCCGGTGCTGGCAGGCATCGCGCCGTCGCCGGTGTTGCGCTCGATCGCCATCTGGAGACGCGCACGCTCGGCGAGCTGGGCGTTCACCCGCGCCTCCGCATCGGCACGCGCCTGCACCGCCTGCGTCGCGGCGGCGGCAGCACGATCGGCGGCTTCCTGCTCGCGCAGGGCAGCGAGGCCGCGTCGCACGGCCGCCTCAAACAGCTGGTGGGCAGCGGCGGCGTCGCGCACCGCCTGTGCTTCGCGCTCGGCGGCGGCGGCGGCCACAGCGCGCTCCTCGGCGGCGGCTTCAGCAGCTTGCCGCGCCTGCCGAGCGGCGGCGAACTCCATCGCGTACAAGTCCGCTTCCTTCGCGCGGATCGCGTCGGCCTTGGCTCCAAGCCCCTGTTGCTCGGCGGCGAGCGCCGCTAGCTCCGACCGGACCGCGCGGATCTCGGACGGCGTCTTCCCGAACACCTCGATTTTCCGGTCGAGCGCCGCCATCGCGCGGTCACTCGCCGCCTGCACTCGGTTCAGCTCGCGCTGCATGGCGACAGCGGACTTCACCGTCGCGTCGGCCATCTTCACGACGTTGCTGGTGGCGGAGGCGGTATTGCCGATACCCTGCACCGCCGCCTCGGCGGCGTTCGCCCGAGCGATCGCTTCGCGCGTCATGCTGTCGACCGCACCGCCGAGGCGCTTGATGCTGCCCTCGGCACCGCCGGTCGCGGCGGAGATCTCGATCTCCAGAGAGGCCACTTTTTGTCCCACGCGCGCCTCTCCTCATCTAAAGCACATGCCCGGATGGACTTCGTCAGCAGCGAAGTTACTCTGCGCCCCAAAGGGGTGAGATATGGCAATTTTACTGGCGTTCTGGCTGATGTGCGGCGTGGCGTGCGGTGTAATCGCAAGCAACAAGGGCAGAAGTGGTGTAGGATGGTTTCTACTTGGCTGTGTTTTGGGGATATTTGGACTAATTATAGTTGCTTGTCTGTCGAAGAAGGCGATGAGCAAGCGACATGAAGATCAGTTTATTCGCGACGGCAAGTTAAGGCGCTGTCCTGATTGCGCAGAGACGGTGCAGCCAGCAGCACGCGTCTGTAAACACTGTGGACATCGCTTCGACGTAGAGGCTGCTTAGCCGAACATCGCCGCGAGTTTTCGCTCGACGAGCTTGCGGCGGCTCTGGATCGTGGCTTCGTCCGCCGTCGGCGCGGGGCAGTCGGGCTTTTCGGCGCGCCTGCTCTCGCCAAGCCACTCGGCCGACAGGCGCCGCAGGAGACGAGCCTCCCAAGGTGCAGGCACGATCTTCGTCATGGCGGACCAGTCCGCGATGGTGCTCCAGAGGAGCGGCACGCGGTCCATACCGGCATAGTCGACCGGCCCAGCATCCATCAGCCAGTCGACGAGATGCGGCGTAAGGACGAAGGGGACGTCGATCTCGACGCCCGCCTTCTTCATCTCCTCGCGCCGCGAGACGCGCTCGGGCTCCGCCGATGCGTCTAGGCCCGGCTTTCTCTCCGGCTTGGGCGCCGTGCTCAGCCAGGCCTCGTAGCGGACGCGGAGCGTCAGCTCAGCGGCGAGCTCTTCTTGAAATTGGCATAGTCGCCGAGGTGCGTCGTCACCTGGTCGACGATCCAGCCGAGCTTGCGATCGCTGTAGAGCGCCTTGGCGAACTCGTACCCGGTCGAGCCCTCGGCCGGCGAATATTCGAGGTTCTCGATCGACGCCGTGACGGACGCCAGAAATTCGACGTGATCGGCGCGGACGAGGTCGGCGTTCAGGTCGATCTTGCGGCGGCTGCGCGTCAACGCGCGGTTGGTGCGCTTCGCCTCGGCGGCGACGAACGGGTCGCTGCCCGGGCCGTAGAGGGTGATGGTGACGGGTTTGCCGTCGGCGACCAGCGGCTCCTCGTCAGGGCCCTTCAGGTGCAGGATGGAGGTGTCGGCACTTTCGAGCTGCGTGATATCGAACATGGATCAGAACCTTCGCGGGAGGTGGTGCGCCAACCCCGCCCTAGCCCGCGACGACGGACGAGGCTGACGCATGGGGAAGGCCGGCGTCGCGGGCGCCGGATGGGGTGGATCAGGCCGTCTTGGCGGTAACCACACCGACGCCGGCGACCTGCGTGATCTCCAGCGAGACCGCGACCGAGACGATGCTGTCGCGCTCGCCGACCGAGCGCTTGAAGCTCATCACCTTGGCGGGGAAGTAGTGGATCGTCCCATCGCCGCGCGTGATCGCGAAGTAGTAATCGTTGTCCGACGCGGCGGCCGCTTCCAGCATGATCTGCCCGGCGTCCTTCTCGTCGCACGCCATCTGGAGCGCGAGAGTGCCATCGTCGAAGCCGCCCTTGACCTTGACGGTGCCGCGCGTCGCGAGCGGCTTGTGCTCGATCTTGGCGTATTCGCGGCCGAAGTCGCCGATGTTGGTGATCTCGCCCACGAGCGTGAGGGCGAGCGCGGCGTAGCCGGTCTTGTCGAACGTGGCGGGCTTGGTCGCGGTGATACCGAGCGAGGCGCCCGCCGCAGTGAAGCTGGACATGGTGTTCTCCTACGAAAAGCCCCGCCGGCGAGCGGGGCGGGCTTGCCTGGCGGGCAAGGGCGTGGCGCCTACTCGGGCGCGGTCTCGTCGGCGCCGGCGGTAGGCAGCAGCGCGTCGGCGGTGGGAAGCTCGCCCTCCTTCTTCGCGGCCGCGACCTCCTCCTTCGTCGCCTCGCGCACGAGGCCGACGCTCTCCAGGTCGGCGAGCTGCGTGGCAGGCATGTCGCGGATCACCGCACCCGCCACGAAGCTGATCGAGCCGTTGGTGTGCGAGGTGGTGACGAAGGCGTTCTTCTTGTCGGACATGGTCGTGCTCCTCAGAGGGGGTAGCTGACGCGGAAGTCCTCGCTGCCGGACCAGATCGAGGCCTCCGCGTCGCGGAAGTCGGGGCCGCCGCCAAGGCTGGTGATCGCGGCACCGGCGACGCCGCCGACCGTGCCGGAGCGGCCATCGAGCGCGGTGGCGATCTGGCGCAGCACTTGGTCCTGCGTGTCGTAGTCGGGCGCCATCACCGTCACCTGCACCCGCTCGGTCGAGCGGCCGCCAGCGCCGGCGAGCGGAGCGTTGCCGACGCGGCTGACGCGCGTGACGCTGATCGCCGGCAGCTTGATGCCCTGCGGCAGCCCGCCCGCCTTGATCTTCGACGCCGGCACCAGCGCGAGCACGCCGGCGTCGGCGAGCAGCACCGCGCCGACGATGTCGACGCCGCTCACTGGTCCGCGTCCTGCTTCGGCGCCGGCTCGGCCAAGCCGCGCGGCGTCGCGCGGCGTGCAATCTCGTCGCGCATCGCCGTCACCGCGTCGTCGATACGCCGGTCCGCCGCCGGGCGCAGGAACGGGAACGGGTTCGCGCCCGGATGCTCGATCACCGGCCCGACGAAGTGGCCGCCGATCACGAGCGAACTTCGGCGCGCGGCGCGATTGGCGGTGGAGACCGCCACCCGGTCCTCCTCATGCACCTGGATGAGGTGCGGATCGGTGCCGAACTCAAGCCATGGCGCCTTGTAGGCACCTGGTCCTGCCGTCTGCACCTTGGCTACGGCGATGCCGGTTTCAGAGCGACCGACGACGCCGATCGTCTCGCGCACCTCTTCGGAGCGGCACTCGGCGCGCGCCTCGTCGGCGATCACCTTCGCGCCCGCGCGCAGCCCGGACGCAACCACCTTCGGCGCGAGCCCGGCGGCGAGATCACCCAGGTAGCTCGTCAAGTCGGCGAGGCCGACAGCTTTGGCGGGCATCAGGCCGCTCGCGTCACCCGCAGCGCACCTTCGAGCGTCTCGCGCATGATCTCGCCGCCATTGATGATGAAGCGGCCATCAACGCCCTTGCGGTAGCGCGTGACAGTGCCGGCGTCGGCATCGTAGGCGACGGCATCGGCTTGCAGCTCGCCGTCCAGGCGCACCTCCACCTCGCCGTGGCGCTTGAAGTCGCGATCATCAGATGAGAGACGCCGGGGCAGGCCATCGGCCACGCGAGACATGCGGACGTGCCGCTTCTCCGGCAGGAAACCGACCTCGACGCCCATACCGATCACAAGGGCGGCAAGCCGCAGGAGCCAGAGGCCAACGGCGGTTCGAAGTCGATAGCCGCGCGAGCCGATAAGCCGCACCTCCATGGTGGCGGTGGCCATCGCCTCCCGCATGTCGACCTGAACAAAGCTCGTGCTGGTCATGCTGCGTTCCCCGAAGTCGAGAAGTCTTGAGCAAGCAGCTCGAGCCCCTCGCGGCGGCCGAGCTCGATCGGCGGCGCCATCATCTCCATGACGCGGTTGCCGTAGAGGATGCGCATGTCGGCGCTGATGTCGTCGCGGTAGCGGATGCGGATGCGGGTCGGGCGGAGCGCGACCTTCAGCTCTCCCACCATGCGCTCGCCGCGGCTCGGCAGCATCTCCTGCACCTGCGCGCAGACGTCTTCGCCATTGTCGATCGTCTGCCAGTTCTCCTTGCCGGCGTTCTTGAAGCCGCCGGCATCCACCGGCCGCTGGAAGGTGACGATCCGGTCCAGATCGCCGGCGGCGAGCGTGAAGCTCATCGGTACACCCGGAACGGCGAGAGCATCGCCTCGACCTGCGGCAGCGCGTCCGCCGGCTGATCGCGGTTTCGGTACGCCGAGCCGACCATGACGAGGATCGCGCTGCGGATCGTCTCGGGCACGGTCGCGTAGCCGGTGACGTAGCGCACCCGCACGGTGGAGCGGCCGCAGGCGCTGCTCGTCGCATACGGCCAGTAGCTGCCGACGATCGGCACGAGGCGGCTACCGAACAGCTCGTAGGCGGTGGCGACCATGTCCTGCCGCACGCCCACGCTGTCGAGATAGGAGACGGCGGTGATCGACGCGACGTCTGGCCACGGCAGGTCGCGCGACAGATCGTCGAAGCCGTCGAAGTCCACCTCCAGCGTCTGTCGGCCGATCGCCCGGCCGAGCCAGCCGCCCGGCCCGTCCAGCTCACCGACCGCCGCCGCGATCATCGCCTCGACATCGGACTTCTCGCGATCACCGCCCGCGAGACGGAGGCGCAACACCGCCTGATCGTAGGTGATGAACGGCTCCGGGGGTGTGACGACGCGCGCGCGCATGGCTCAGGCATCCCGCAGCTGACTGGCGATCTCGGCCGCCGTCACGCACGCGAGCCAGGTGGCGATCACGATGGCGATGGCGATCGCGCGCACGATCAGAGACCGTACTTCGTGCGGATCGCGTTCAGGGTGGACTGCCCCTCGCGCCGCCCCTGCACCGCCTGCCCGAAGTCGATCATGTGGCTGCCGTCCGAGCCGAACATCGTCGAGACGTTGCCCGTGGTGGACGTGCCGAACAGCCAGTTCTCGCCGGCCGGGCCGTTGTCGTTGCAGATGATGCCGTTGTCGTTGGCGGCGGCCGCGTTGCAGCCGGCGAGGTGCGCGGCGAAGCGCGACGTCGCCGTTGGGGTGTTCTTGGTGAACTGAGGCCCCCAAGACTCGATCAGGGCGGTCGGCTGCTTCGCGCGCGCCGCCAGCAGCGTCGCCGTGACCGCCGCCTGCTCCGTAGCGTCATCCCAGGCGGCGTTCTGGCTCACGTCGTCGTTGATGCTGCCGGGCAGGACGATCAGATCCCGGACGCCGATGCGAGCAACATCGATGTCGCCGGCGGCGATGCGCTGCGCGTAGGTGCCGTGCAGCGTCGAGCCCGAACCGTTCGGGTTGAGGAAGCCGGAACCCGCCTGACAGAGTGCGAGCACATTGTGGGCGCCCATGACCTCGCCGAAGAAGTCGGGCACGAGCAGCTTGGTCGGGTTGGTGTTGGCGGTGCCGCCAGCGTCGCACCAGCTATCGCCGACGATCGCGATTCGCGGCTCGTCGGGATAGCGCACGCGCCACACGCTGGCGGTGGCCGCCACGTTGACGCCACGGATCGACATGTTCGAGGCACCCGACGCGGTGCCGCGGTAGATCTCGATGATCCGCGCGCGGGCATCCGGGAAGGTGACGGCGTAGTAGTGGCCGCTCGCCGGCACGCCGTTGGTGAGATCGGCTGCCTGAACACGGGCGCGGCTTGAGAGTCCCGCCGCCATGTCGGTGACGTAGATCGTGAACGGCACGGCCGAGCCGCCGCCGAGCGCCATGTCGAAGGCGGCGGCGTCGGTGGCAAAGCGGATGCCGGTGCCGTGGCCTACGCGCCGCGTGCCCGCGCCGACATAGGACACCGACTGGTCCGCGCCAGTCGTCGTGTCGGTGATCCCGGCGCCGATCTGGTCATACCAGTTCGTATCCGAGAACAGGTAGCGCGGGTTCGCGACCGCGTTGCCGTTGATCGTCGAGACCGCACCCGCCGCACTCTCGGTGAAGGTCGGCGCGGTCGCCATGACGTTGGTGAGCGGAGGGATGCCCCGCTGCGCGGCGCGGAGCAGGCGCGAGATGGAGTTGTTCGCGATCTGCGCCGGCGACGCCTTCACGGCCAGGCCGTTCTGGACGGTGTTCGTCACCTCCAGCCCGTTCAGCGCGGCGGCGGCGGTGAGCGCCGGGATCGCGGTGCCGAGCGTGTACGCCGACTGCTGCGCGGTGGTGCAGGCCTTCGTCACGCCGCCCTGCACACAGGGCAGCAGTTCGGCGCCGGTGGATGCACCGGCCGCCGGCAGCGCCGAAACCTTGGTGCCGGTCTGAGCGAGCGCTGGCTGGGCGATGAGGCTGGCGCAGACGAGCGCCAGCAGCGCCTGGCGGAGCCAGGACGCGAACGTCTTCGTGTTCATGGTTCTACTCCGACAGGATGAACTTGCCGTCTTCGGTCTGGAGCGCGGCGCCCCCTTCCGAGACGAAGGCGTTGACGGGAAGACCGCCAGCGGCACCAGGGTACGTTCCGACCGGCGCGCGTGGTGGAAAGATCGCGACAGCGGGAGTCACGACGGCGTAGCCCGCCGCTCGGGCGGTAGCTCCGGGGCGGCGCGCCACTTCAGTTCGCCCGCTCGGTCTGCGGGCGGGGCCGCGAGCCGTTCGCCCTCATGCCCGCGCCGGTGATCGGCTCGATCGGCTCGGCGACAGGTGCCGTGACGATCGTCACCTCCTTGTCCGTCTCGACGACGGTGCCGGCGTCGAGCAGCGGGATGGCTTCGGCGAGGCTCATCTCGCGCACGTCGCCGATCGCGACCCCGTCGAGGTCGCGGGTGAACTCGTAGTTCTTCATGCTGATCTCTCCCGGCCGAGTGGGCCGGACCCGGCTGGGCCCGGCCGCTCAGGCGTCAGGGGTTGACGTTGCCGTAGACGAAAGCCTGCGGGCGGTAGATCGTCAGCGCGAGCCGCTCCTCGGCGAGGATCGTCACGAGGTTGTTGACGAAGTTGTCGCGGTCCTCGCTCGACACGGTCACGGCCGCCTGTTCGCGATCGAAGATCTGCGCCGCCATGCGCCACGCGCCGGTGGTGAACTTGCCGACCGGCTGCGCCTGCGTGTCGACCACGGGCAGGCCCCACAGCGTCTTGCCCGTGAGGCTCGCCGGGTTCGCCAGGATGTAGCCGCCCGCCGCGTCCTTCACGACCTCGATGTTGAACCAATCGATCGGGTTCAGCACGAAGCCGGTCGCCGGGTATTCGGCCAGCGTCACCTGGAGCATGCCCAGGCGCAGGCGGTCGATCGGCGTCTCGCCGGCCACCACGGCGCCCGCCGGCTTCGCGTAGGCGGTCGCCACGGCGTTGATGCCGAGCAGGTTCTGCCCGATCCCGTTGCCGGTGAGCAGCGCCACGTCCTCCTTGAAGGCGAGGCCGTAGCGAAGCCGCTCGTCGATCATCGACTTGAGCCCCGGCGCGTCGGCCAGGATCTCCTGCGATGCGCGCATCCAGTGCGCGATCTTGCGCACCGGCGCCGTCTTCAGGCCGTACTTGATCGACGACTCGGGCTTGAGCGTGGCCTCCGCGACCATGTCGGCATTGTTGGTGAAGCCGGTCTCCTGCGGATACTCGATCGACGACGAGATGGTGGTGCCCGGCGCGATCAGGTCGCGGATGCGGAGCTGACGGTTCTGGATCTGCGTCAGCATGCCCGGCACACGCTCGGCGCGATACAGCGCACCAACCGAGCCGTCCGCGTCCGTCGAGAGCGACGTGATCGTCTTCATCTCGACGGTGAGGGTGCGGCCCTGCGTGATATTGCCGTTCAGGCCCTTGAACTCGTCGCTCTCGACGAACTGGTGGCCGGCCGACTGCGCAGCGTCCTCCGCCGGAGCACGGCGAGCCATCTTCTGCTCGAAGTCGTCGAGCCGCGCCTTCACCTCGTTGAGGCCAGCGATCGCCTGGTCGGCGAGCTCCTTGCCCTGCGTGGACAGCGGCTCGCCCTTGGCGGCCTTACCGAGAGCATCCTCGGCGATGCCCTTCACCTCGTCGAGCTTGGTGTTGAAATGCGTCTTCAGCTCGAGCGCCAGCTCGGCCGGGGTCTTGTCGGTCATGGTGTGCCCTTTCGGCAGAGATGAAAGATCAGGCCTGGAGGGCCGTGAGGAACTCCATCGCCTCGTCGATCGCCTTCGCCTCGGGCTCCCCCCGAAGATGCGGCGCTGCCTTGGACGCGAGGGTCGCGGCCAAGGCCTTGGAGAAGCCACCTGCGTCCCGCAGGAACTCCTCGTACTCACGGACGGTCGGCATCCCGCCGCCGCCCAGAATGTCCTTCACGCTGATGACGCGGGTCCGGTTGTTCATCGGGACCGTCACCAGCGAGATTTCGTGGAGCCCAACCTGAAGCAGGTGGCGCGACTTGCCCTCCAGGCGGTGCTTCAGCGTGCGGAAGCCCATCGACAGGCCGGTAATGATCCCGCCCTTCACGTCTTCCCGCGCCTCCGTTCCGGCACGCGACGTCGAGAAGCGCCCCTTCACGTGCAGCCCGTCCGGCTGGTCCTGGAACTCGGTCCACACGCCCACCGGGCGGGTACGGTCGTGGTGCAGCAGCATCGGCAGCGACTTGCGGCCCTCAAGCTGGACAGCGCCGCGCGCGACGATGTCGCCGCCATGGTCGGCGTCGCCGTAGCCGACGGCGATGCCGGTGATGTTGCCGTCATCGTCCAGCGCCTTGGCTTCCAGGGCGAAGTCGAGCTCTTCCATGTCTACGCTCCCGGCGACGCCAGCGACTGCCGGCCCGCGTCCGTGATCGGCACGTTCTGCATCTGGAGGCGCGGCACGTCGCCGCCGGGCACCGGCGGCAGCCCCTCCAGCGCACGCACCTCGTTGATCGTCATCCAGCCGGCGGCGAGCGCGCTCGTGTAGAAGGCCGAGCGGCCGGGACTATCGGCTCGGAGAAACGCCTCCAAGTTGAAGCGGATCGCCACGCCCTGCGCGCGGTCGGCGCGGGTGAGGAGCTGCTTCGTCAGCGCGCCCTCAATCCGCTTCAGCCGTTTGCGCATCTTGAACTTCAGCACGGAAAGCGTCTGCTCGGTGATGCTGGAGCCCAGCGTCGTGTTGCCCTGCGTCTGCCCCACGAGATGCGGATCGACCTCGAACACGCGACAGATGTCCTCGACCGAGAAGCGACGGCTCTCCAGCATCTCCGCATCGTGCGGGTCGATCGAGAGCTGTTCCCACTTCAGCCCGCCATCGAGCAGCATTGGCCGGCCGGCATTCATCGCGCCCACGAACCGCTCTTGCAGCCGCCCCTCCAGATCGTCGCGCTGCGTCTGCGTCAGGATCTTGTCGACGGACATGGTGCCCGTCGGGCGGACGCCATTGGCGAACATGGCCGAGGCCGCGCTATCGACCGCCAGCGCGGAGCCGAAGGTCCGCTTGCACGCCGCCAGCGGTGACACGCCGCCGAGCGGGCCGCCGCCGAAGCCCCGGATGTGCAGCATGTCGCCCTGTGCGACGACGTGGGGACCGGCGGCGTCCGTCCAGCGGTATTCCAGCTCGCCGGCGGTGTTGCGCTTCACCGCCATGAGATCGGGCGGGACCGGGTTGAGCGAGATCAGGAAGCCGTCGTCGCGCTTCACCATCTCGGCGTAGGCGTTCCCGCGCAGCTCGATCGCGGCGACCATGAACTCCCAGAAGTCGTAGGCCGACTGGTCGTAATTGGGGCTGTCGTGAAGCAGCCAGTAGAGCGGGTGCGTGGCATCGTCGACGGCCACTCCGCCCGGCCCGGCGCGCTGCACGGTGATCGGCAGCGAGGCGATGTTGCCGGCCCAGAAGCTGACGCACGCCCAGGTGGCCGATAGGCCCGCTGACGCGCCTGCGGTTGCCGCCGTGCCGTCGCTATACCGCTCGGTCGTGATCCGGTTGGTGACGAAGTTGTCGCGGTCGCTGCGGCCGAACGGCGCCGCCTCGCCCAGATAGGTGATATCCTTCCGCTCAAGCCCGCGCATGGCGTCGTTGCGCGCTTCCAGCGCGGCCGCACGTGGCGAGAGGGCGTAATCGGTTGGCGTCACGAGAAGCTCGCGATCCACTCGTCGACGTTGCCCACCGCTTCCGGGTTGCCACTCATCAGCTTGACCGCGTTGAACAGCGCGACGAGCGGGTCGATCTTCGCCTTGCCGGCGACCTGCTTGGTGATGACCACGGCGTTACCCCGCTGCTCAGCCTTGGCGTTGCCGACGCACCAGTCCATCAGCGCCTGATCGGCGTGGAGGAGCGTGCCGTCCTTCAGCTTGCGCTCGGCGCCCCACACCGATGGCGACAGACGGAAGCCCTGCGGCACCGCCACCATCTGCTCGGCGGTGAAGCCGCGCCCGGCCAGCTCGTCGACCAGCGCGGCGATCCCCGCCGGGTCGAGCCCGATCGCATACTTCTCCGGAAACAGCCCGGCGTCCTTCACCCGCTCCAGCAGGTCGGCGACGCCGACGAGATCGGCGGTCGGATCGGAGCACCGAGTCAACTCGCTCGCGCGCTCGAAGTCGGTAAGCCGACTGACGATGTCCTTTCGGCGCTCGAATACGTCGAGCTGCGCCCAAGCATGGCACCACGCCAGCCACTGCTTCGTCACCCGGTGCCGGCCGAGCAGCGCCAGGCCGAGAAGATCGTCGAGACCGCCGCCGTCGATCCCGGAGACGACCACCTCGCAGATGGCGAGGAACTGCTCCAGCGAGCCGTCCCACACCTCGCCCTTGGCCGTGGCCGCCTTCCAGTAGAGCGAGCCGGCCCAGGCATCGTAACGCAGGCCGACGCCGATCTCGACGTTTAGGTGCTTGGCGTAGAAGACCGCCTTGGGCCCGTCCGCGTCGAGGTCGGCCTCGGTGGCCTTCTCCTCCAGCCACTCCTGCGTGACCGACCGGCCGAGGTTGGGGTTCGTGACGTAGAAGTTCTCAGGCCTCAGATGCTCGCCGGCGGCGACCATCTCGTCGGGGTACTCGTAGAGCACCGGCAGCTTGCGCCGGTCCTGGATCTTGCCGTCGCGAATGTCGCGGAAGTAGCCGAGCTTCTGCTTGAACACGCCGGCCGGCGGCTTGTCCGACTGCGTCGTCAGGTAGACCGTGTAGCCCTCGGGGCGGCTGACCTGGCCGCCCGTCGCCTCCTTCAGCATGGAGTCGGCGTTCGGCATCTCGCCGAACAGCCACAGCTCGTCCACCAACACGCGGCTGGCCTTCTTGCCCGCCACTGTCGCGCTGTCGGCCGCCACCACCTTGAGCGTCGCCTTCATCTCGCGATGCGTGATGAGCTTCAGGTGATCCTGGTGGTGGAGGAGATCGCGCAGCTCCTCGTCGGCCTCAATCATGCCGACGGCGGGGCCGAAGCTGTTGGCCGCCACCTCCTTCGTTGGCGCCAGGATCAGGTTTTCGTCATAGGCCCGGAAGCCGCACGCCAGCTCGGTGAGCATGATGCCGGCGGCGAGCGTCGACTTCGTGTTCTTCTTCGAAATGAGAAGCAGGTACTCGGTGATGAGCTGCCGGTTCGTCTCCGGATCGAAGGCGCCGAACACGGCGGCGGCGAAGTCCAGCAGCCACTCGTCGCTGGCCTCGCCAAAGGTCGGCTGGCCGGGCAGGTCGACGATGCGCAGCGACGTGAAGACCGCCATCTTCGCCTCGGCCGAGGCGGGGAACAGCGGGCTGAACGGGATCAGCGACCGGCGATCCTGGATGCGCCGCTTCCAGTCGAGGCACGCCGTCGACCACGTAGGATCGGCCACGCTACTGCTTCGTCAGCGTCGTCGCCGTCGAGCCCACCGGGCGGAAGCGGCTACCACCTGTGAGGTCGCGCGCGCGATCCTGCGCGGCGGCCTTCTTCCCCTTCGGCGCGCTCGCCTCATTGACCGTCTTCAGCGCGGTAGCCAGCTCCTTCAACGTGCGCGCCCGCCCCGCGAGGCTGATCGCGCTGAGCATGGCGTCGCGGCGCTTGCCATCGCGATCGTCGGACGTCTCGTCCTCGATCATGTCCTCCAGCTCGCCGACGTGCGCGGTGGTGGTGTCCAACTCGTCGAGCATCCGCCCGACCAGCTGGCGCCCGCGCTCGGCGATCACGGCGGCGTCCAGCGGCTCGGCGGGCTCGCGCGGCGGCTTCTCCGCCGCCGGCTGGCCCGAGTACGCACGTTGCGGCCTGCGTACCGCCCGAACCCATCCCTGCGCCTTCGCGCGCTTCCGAATAGCGCCCTCACTGATGCCGAAGCGATCAGCTATTTCGCGGACGGAGACGTCGCCGGCCAAGTATTCAAGCTCGATCCGATCCCACTCGGCCTCTGTTTTACGGGTCGCCATGGGGCTGGCCCTCCTGGCCGAAGTACGCGCGCCGCCATGCCAGACGGAAAAAATCTCCGCGTGGGACGGTATGCGGTCTAGGCCGCAGGCCTCCTGCCGACTTTCGACCCGCCCCCCCCCTCATCGACCGGGCGGCGCGCCGCGTTCTCCTCGCGCTGCTTCACGCTGTCGTGGCAGGGCGTCTTGCAGAGGGTCCAGAGGTTGGTCTCGTCCCAGAACAGCGCCGCGTCGCCACGATGCGGCTTGCGGTGGTCGGCGACCAACTGCGAACTGTTCGGCTCGACGCGGCCGCACATCTGGCAGGTGAAGAGGTCGCGCACGAGCACCGCCCAGCGCAGCGCCTGCCATCGTGCCGTCTTGTACCAGGCTCGATACGCGTTCAGCCGGTCACGAAGCGCGCCGCGGGGAGCCTCGGCGGGCAGCGAACCGAGCGCCGCCGGCATGGTGGCAAGCCGGCCCGGGGTCACGCGCAGTTTACCCACGCTTGCCCCTCACCACCGCCCGCACCTCGTTGGCGATCCGCTCGCCCTCGGCAATCAGCCGCTCGCTGCGTTGGATGGAGCGCGACGGTTCGGCGATGTCGAAGGCGAGCGCGTGGAGGTCGGATGCGAGGCGTTCGAGCTGCTGCGCCTGCTGCATGCACGCCTCACGGTGTTGGTTGCGGCGGCGGGACTTGAACCCGCGACCTCCAGCTTATGAGGCTGGCGAGCTACCGGG